TTTCCAGCCCTCATTAACGGGCAAGTCAATAAACCGCCTGAGCTTGCTGCCGTACTCCGGCCGATACCGGCGGCTGCCCAACGGCGTGCCCAAGATGTCTGGAACGGATTGGCGCAAATGCGCGATGCCGGAAATGGGTTGGCCGGTGTGGCGGTCCATTCCGATCATCTAAATCACTCCTTCAGCAGCTCGAACTCTTCGTTGGCTTTCAGGAACTTGACGGCATCGGTATCAGACACCGAAACCTCTACCACCCCCTTGTTCACCGGTAGGGTGCGCTCGGAGCCCGGGACAATCAGAAGTCGCGATGTGTAGACCTTGTCGCGAAACTTCAAAAGCTCCGGTGTCGTTAGCAGTAGCGGTTCCCGCATCGGTGATGCGGACACCTGTTCGTCGGTGACAAGCATGTCGACGATCTTGGCCATGTGTTTCTCCAGGCATGAAAAAGCCCGCGCTGGGCGGGCTGTCGTGAATGAATTAATGCGTGTGGTGGTTACTGTTGCCGGTGGCATCGATGATCGCGCCAGCACAGGTGATGCCCTTGGTGACGTGCAAGGCGCCGTCGATCATCACTGCCGCTTTCAGATTGACGTTGCCGGTGGTTACGCTCACGGCGCTGTCTGTTACGACTGCTTCCGTGCTGGCGACTTTGATGGTGACGGTGCCGCTCGGCAGGGAGATGCTGTAGCTCTTGGCCTGCCAATCGTAGATCAGCGAGCCGCCATCATCGAAGCGCCAGACTTCCACATGGTCGCGGTTATCTGGCGGTGGGCCGGCATTGCCATACAGGCCCGGGACAAACGTGCCTTGCGATACGTCACCACTGGGACTGATCAAACTGCCCTGCTCGCCCATAGATGGCGCCCGCCAGTGCCTGGCCTTGCCGGCGGCGATGCTGTGCCAGCGCACCCAGGCGCTGACCCAGTCACTACCATCCGACACCCGACACACCGGCGGCGATGCGGACAGATCCACCGCGACCACATAACAAGCCTTGACCGCCCCCGCGATCATGCGGTCATGCTGGGCGCTTGCATAACTCACGGCAGATCCTCGGGCCTGAATGGGCCGTCACCCGGTTCAACGTCAAACACCAGCGAGCCCGGCGGCTGATCAGGCCAAGGCCACTCCTCTACGCCGAGGTACACCTGCTGAGTCCACTCCACCAACCAGACGGTGTAGCCATCCAACGCCGGCTGGGTCCAGTCCTGCTGCGCTTGTACAAACTCGGCAGGTTCGACCGGTAACCCCCACGTCTGTGCGCGCAGCAACACGGCGAGCTGGGTCGCCAATTGCACGGCCTGCCGTTGATGGTGCGGCTTGATCGGGTCGACGATGATGCGCGCCTCGAATCTGCACACCAACGTGGTTTCACCCGTGCCAATGTCGGTACCCGGCTCGATCTCGGCCAGCTCCAAAAATACTGCTGGCAGTGCCACGCGGTCCGAAATGTTCGGCCAGACCGTCACAGCCTGCACGCCTAGCAGATGGGTCGTCAGATGCTGTTCAACGGCCTGATAAAGCTGGTCCAGGCTCAAAGGCTCGTCAGACATTGCCTATCCTCTTGAGGTACTTCTGCAGCTCAAAGTTGAGCTCCTGTTTCAGGATCTCCAGCAGGCGCTCATCCGCCTTTTGTACCCAGCTATCGAAGTGTGGCCGCGCCTGCTCCAGCGACACTTTCGCCTTGGCCAGTGGAAAGCGACTGCCATTTTCCGCGACCCACCCCGAACTCGGCCCGCGACCCGGTGACACCGTGCTGTCGGGGTAGTCATCCGCGTTGAAGTGTTTGCTCGCCGTGCGAATCCAGATGTCGGGCTTGTTGCCGTAGACCTTCTTGAGGAACGCGCCCTGGTAGCGCCGCCCGGCTACCGACACGCCGCTGCCGGTCTGCCGTGCTCGGCCGATCCGACTGGACTCGATGGCGTTCAAACCGAACCACAGCTTGCCGCTCGTAGCCCCGCCGGAGACTGGGTAACTGCGCAACCGTTGACGCACCGCCGCAACAGCGATGCGCTCCTGCCGGCTGACGGCCCGGGCGATGTGCGTGCGCAACCACCCCAGCGTCTTGTTGATCGCGCGTCGGTGCGCCGTTGCCGCCGCCTTGGGTACCAACTTGGCAAAGTCCTGAAACGCCTGAAGGTCCGTGGCCGAGGACTGGATAGAAATCATCCCGCCGCCGGCCGAGGGTTTGAAATAGCTACCGACACTCATGGACGCATCCTCAGGATCAAGGCAACCAGACCGTCGCCACTCGGCTCCAGTTGCAGCAGGTCGTAGTCGCCACCGCCGTCCAAGGCCGGCAGATCAATGGTGACCAACAGGCCCGGCTCCAGTCCCTGCGAATCGCTGACGCGAATCTCGAACCGAGGCTCACGTAAGCCGGTGTTGAGCTTGCCGAACTTCGGCTGCAGCCAGGGCGCGGCAAACATACCGAACACCGGTTCCTCGCGACCCTCGATCCGTGCGGTGTCGCCCAGCGTTTCGAACACCACCGCGTCAACCTCGGCGATCAGATCGCGAAAGCCCACGGTTAGAGTTCCAGGAGGATCTGGGCACGCGGTCGGGTGCACAGGTGCAGCGGGTTGGACTGGGCTTCACCGGCCATGCCTTTGTTGAACGGCAGCGGCTCAATCATGCTGTAGTAAGGGATTCCCTGAGTGTTGACCGTTTCCATGTAGTCCGCCGGCGCAAATACCGAGATGTACAGATCAGGCACACCCTCAGGGATCAGCAACGCCTTATCGTCGTGGACGAAAGACACACCGGCCACCTTGCCACGGTAGCGCTCCCAGACAATGCCGCCGAACTCGAAGCTCTCCCGGGCATCACCGCGCAACGCTGCCGCTTGTTGGCTGTTGAGGTAGGTTTCCTTGACCGACTTGTGAACGATCAGCTTGTTCCAGAAATTCTTGCCGCAGAAGGCGCGAGAGCCGGTACTGGTCACACTACCCAGCGCGTCCTCTTGCATATCCAGCGCTTCGCCGCACTTCACGCGCAGCTCAGTACTCGGATCGGCCAAGCCCATGGGCAGCTTCTGACGTTGCACGCCGAAGGATGCATAGATGTCCAACAGCGGGGTTTGGCCATCGGCGTCGAGGATCAGGCCATTGAGGGCACCCATGCGCTGGAATTCGTGCGTCGCGTCCAACTGACGACGCGCTTTGGCCAGGCGGGCATTGACGACGTCTTGCACCGCCTGCAGCTCGGTGCGGGTACCGAAGGCGCGAATGCCCTGGATCTCGTCGGCCTTGATGGTGAAACGCTCTGGCAGGTGAACGGTGTTGAACGGGATCAGGTTGCGCTTGCTGGCCGCAACCACCAGACCAGAACTCCCGCGCTCACCGGCCGGTACCAATGCCAGGGTGTCGCCGTCCTTTTCAATTTGCACGGTCAGGGTCGTAACCCCTTCCTCGCGAAACAGGCCCAGCGCACTGATGCGGCCCGGCAGGTACGGTTGTTCGTTGAGTGCAGCGGTGAGCGCGGTAACGGTAAACGCTTCGTCGTCAAAAATGGCGATATCGGCCATGGGTACTCTCCAGAAATGAAAAACCCCGCTCAAGGCGGGGTGCATGCAGTGGGCTGATCGACTTAGCGGACGATCAGAAAATGGGCGGCCAAGTCTTTTTCGGCGTCGGCGTCGAGTCCGGTCAGGTGCGCTTCACTGACTTCCGCCAATCGCACCACCGCGCGACCGCGGCGCACCACATCCGACTCACCCAGTGGACCGAAGAGAATCGCCACGGCAGCTTGAGTACCGTCTTCGGCCGCCGGAGCGTACGGCGCAAATTCGCCTGTGGCCGTCACCAGGCCGAGGACCTGGCCCGGGTACAGTGCCGGGCCGGCGGCGACGTTGATCGACTCACGCGAAATGTTCCCCGCTCCTTCAGACAGCAGAAACTCACCGGCGTGGATCGGTTCTTTTTTGATGGTCATGGTCTTGCTCCTTTCGCGCCGTGCGCAGTTCCAGAGTGAGCGGCTTGTCGAGCGGCCCAGATCGAGGTGGGATCAGTTTGTTTGGCCAGCACCTTCGGTGCCGGATCGTTGTCCAGCGGCAAGCTGTTGTCGATTTCGAAGCCTTTGCCGCTGCTGACAATCTTGTCGAACAAGCGCGCCCGCACTGCCGCGGCGTCCAGTCCAGCGGCGACGTACTCGGCACTGAACTCCGGCAAGCGTGCGGCCACGCACAGGTCGTTCACCGCCTTGGCCCGTGTCAGACCAGCCTGGACGATCTCTTCGCTTTCGAGTTTGGTCGAGCTGAGTAACGGCGCGACCAGGTTGCTGATCCCCGCTTCCGCGCAACGCTGGGTGATCATCAGCGCCAACTTGGTCGAGTTGACCACCGGCGGCACCAATGGTGGATCGACCGGATCCAGCTCTGAATCCGCTTCGGGTGGCTCGTCGAGCTGGGCCAGCAGCTCGGCCGGTGCGTGCTGGAATCGCTGCAGCACACCACCCTGACCGAGACAGGCCTTGACCTTGAGTCCCTCGCCGACTTCATCGGCCAAGCCCAGGGCCACCGCTTCATTGGCCGTGAGCCAGGTTTCAGCGGCAACCAACCGCCTTAACTCGACCTCATCGATGTCCGGCGCTTTGGCCTTGTAGGCCGCGATGATCGCTTCCATGGTCTGGTCGAGAACGTCGGCCACCTTGCGGAAGTCTTCGGCATCGCCGGCCGCGTAAGTCCAGGGGTTGTGGATCATCAACATGGCGTTGGCCGCGATGACAACCTTGTGTGCGCCGCATACCGCGACGCTGGCCGCACTGGCGGCCAGTGCATCAATGCGCCCGGTGCAGCGCTCGCCCAAACGTGACAGCGCGTTGTGCATGGCCAAGCCGTCAAACAGGTCGCCGCCGATGCTGTTGAAGGCGGCAATCACGGGTGAGACACCGTCATCCATGGCGCGCAGATCCTGCACGAACTGATTGGCCGTCACACCCCAGGCGCCGATCTCACCATAGACGAAGACCTCAATCACCCGCTCGGTGGCTTCGCCGCTGGCCTGCAACGCGTACCAGGTTTTGTCTTTGACCTGTACCCGCTGGCCAGCGCGGTTGTAGATGCGCGGTCGCGCTTTTTTGCTCATGGTTGCTCCTTGTCGTCGAGCTGCTCGACGGCGTCGAGAGTGGTGTAATTGAGACCCAGACGCGTGGCCCGGGCGAGATCGGCGGCGTTTTCCGCGTCGACCGTTTCGGCGTCGTAGCCGGTGCGCAGGACCATCTCGCTGCGCGAGGCAAAGCCCGCCTGCACTTCCATGCGCCGCGCCTGTACGTCCTGCACGGGCTGGATGTAGGCCCAGCCTTGCGGCACCCAGCGGGTCCGCAGGTAATTGCGACGCTTTTGCGCGTAATCGGCCAGCACCAGGACACCGGACAACACGGCCATGTCCATCCAGGCGGCCCGCACTGGGCGGCAGAGCTGGTGGACATAAACACCGAACTGCAGTTGTTCCAGACGGCGCCGAAACTCGTTGAGCACCACACGCAGCGCTCGGTCGTTGACTTCACGCATGTCGCCGGTGAGGATCTCGTAAGGCGTCCCCGTCCCCGCTGCTGCGGCCATCAATTGCTGCCGCATGAAGTCCGGGTAGTTGTTGCCGGCATCCGGCGGCTTGGAGAACTCGACCTCTTCACCTGGCCCCAGTTCCTGCATGGTGCCCGGCTCCAGCGCAACCATCGGGGTGAATCCATCACGATCAAGACTCAACAATTGGCCGGTCACCGGATCTCTCGGAGCCGGTCCGGAGTCCGGAGCCGGCCGACTGATGAATCCGGCAAACAGGTTGGCCACCTCTTGGCGGAACAACACCGCGTCGTCGTAGTTGTCGAGACTGCGCAGGCGCTTCAGCACCGGTGACAAGCGCGGTACGCCGCGCAACTGACCCGGCTCGATCGGCTCAAAGATATGCAGCACCTGCGAGGCCGGTACGCGCACCAACTGGTTGTAACCGGCGTTCAGTGACGACGAGTCACGCGGATGCGACAGGTACATCCAGTACGCCACCCGCTTTCCGCCCGGGGTGAACTCGATCCCGGCACGGATGAGGTTGCCGGTCTTGGTGGTTTCAAACTTGTCATGCGGCACGAACTCCGGCGCGAGGATCTGCAGCTGCAGCGGGACCGCGAGGCCTTCCTCCAAACCGCGCGGTCGCAACCGCACAAAACATTCGCCGGAGGTCTCAACCGTTCGCGCCGCCAAGGCCTGTTGGCCGTAGAAGTCGGTACGCTCATCGGCGTCCGATTCATCAACCCAATCGTCCCAGAGTTCCTGCAGCAGTTTGCGCAGAGCTTCGTCGTCGGTTTTCGGCCTCGGCGTGATGCCGGTGCCGATCAGGTTGCTGACGCGCTTATCGATCACGTTGAAGGCATACGGGTCATTGCGAACCGCCGCCCGGGAACGCGAACGCAAGTTACGCAATGCCGGTGTGTTGATGCTGTTGACCCCGTTGTCGGGAGCATCCCAGCCAGTGGATCGTCGGCCCTCTCCAGCGCCTTCGTAACTGGCCTTGATGTTCGACGGCAACACGAATCCGTTACGGGTTAGCGTCGGATAGTGGCGGGCCATTAGAGTCCTTTGCCTCCGTGGTACAGCCTGACCACGCGCGAACGCGGCCCGGCAGCATTGATCAGCGACGAACGTATTTCCTCGCGCGCCTTGAGCAGTTCATCGATGGTGCGGTACTCCACGGTGCGGTCGGTGTAACGCACGACTTTTTCACCGCGAGCGATGGCCGCCTCAACTGCATCGAGGTGCTTCTGGGTAAATGACATATTGGATCTCTTCAGATAGCGAGATAGTGAAGCGAGATGACTGTGGGTGCGCAGTCAGTAACCAACTGTTTAATCGCCGACATCGTCCCAGACCTTCGCCAGGCGGGTGTTGTAGAACATCCGCATAAGCGATGCATCGCCATCAATTTGTTTGGCTCTGGCCCATTCATACTGCTTAGCGAGGTGTGTCCACCCCAGCCAACCGGGCGGCGAATAGAGTGCATTGAGATGGAAACCACTCGTTTCGCCGTCGCCTTCCGAATGAGAACGCCACTCGCCCAGACTGAGCATCTCGCCCAAATGGTGTTCTGCGATTGGAGTGCTACAGGAGGCGTTTATGCACCGGTAATGCACCGTCTGAAAGTCAGACGAATACTCCACCTGCTCCCACTCCAAAGTTTGCATGTGGCCGCAATGGGGACACGGCACGTAGTAGTGGCGCTGATCGCTCGCTGAGAACAAGCTATCAATCTTGGAGGCACCTTTGATTGTCGGGGTACCGGTGAAATAGAACTTAGGCGCCCGGACTGACGTATCGTGGCAACGTTCAGCCAGCTCGATTAAGTCGACGTCTTCCTCAGGCCAATGGTCTATTTGTTCACCACAGACATAATCAACGGGGAACGATTGATAGGCCAACGAGCCGGCCCCCACTAATCGAAGTGAACCACCTTCAAAAGACCGGACGCCCGGGTCATAGCCAGGTAAAAAACATCTGTGAAGGACCGGGCTCGCCTTAAAGCTTTTGTTGATGCGGTTGCCCAGCCGAGCTGCAAGATGCCGTGTAGGCAGCAAGACCAATATGTTCGATGGCGATGTATGGACCAGGGATCCGATCCAGTTGATAGCAAGCTGAGTTTTCATCAACTGCGAAGCGGCCATGACCACCACTCGCTTACAAGGGTGGGCCAGTGAAAGACACCGCATTGGCCCTTGGGCATATGGCGTTTTTTTAACACGGTACGGACCCGGCTCAAGGCTGGAATCTCGCGGGACCCACATATGCTTAGCAGCCCACTCATCGACATAAGTCATTTAACGTCTCTTCAAGTAGCCGCTACTGGAACTACGGCGTTGAGGTAATGCCGCGGGTCGCGATTGCACAACCGCAACAGCGGCTTGCTGGATGACAACAGGAGTTGCTTGTTCGGCAGTGAGTCGTTCGCCTTGAACGGGCTTGATGCCCAAGGCATCGTCGAACAGACCAGACTGCGCCAGGGACTGACGCACCCGCTCCCAGTCGTGTTCCTTGTAACGGTTGAGGCCCAGGTAATGCGCCATGGCCAGGCAATACACCATCAAGTCGAGCGCTTCGTTACGCTCGGCCTTGCCCTTGACCCACTCGATGCGCTTGTGGCCGCGTATGTAGCGCGCAACCTTGCGCTCCGCGACGCACTGGTCAAAGAAGTCGTCCGGCAGGTCATTGGCGAAGTGCAACGCACCTGGCCCGGCAGGGAACGAATAACGGTTGTAGATCCAATCCTTGGCCGTGTCGGTTCCGACGAACCACAGCTCGGCGCCGTTGCGTTCGGTCTGGCCCTTCCAGGTCACGTCGACCATCGACGGGCGCTGAGCAATCACCGGTTTCCCAGGTTTGCTCGCGCCCTTGATGGCGAACACATTCCGCCAGCGGCGAACGCGGCAGAACTGGTAGACCTCATCGGTGTGGTGGCCACCAGAGTCGACGGCTACCGCAAGAATGCCCAGACCAACACCGCACGGGTGACGGTATTTAGCCTTGAGCAATTCGTCCAAGGCGGCCCAGGTGCGTTCGTCTGCGGGATCACCCGAGACCACCTGGTAATCGACGACCCAACGCTCCATGCCGACGCCCCAACCCATCGCCATGAACTCCAAGCGGTTGGCCTGGACGTCGACGGAGCCGGTGATCATCAGCACCGCCGCCGGCAGTGAGCCGAGGTTGAAGCCTTCCAACCGCGCCCGCTGCCTCAGCACATCGGCTTTGGTTTGCTCTTGTGCGCTGTCCCAGACCTTCGCCAGACGGGTGTTGTAAAACACCTGCATCGGTTCCAGGTCGCCTTTGGCCTGGGCCTTCTTGGCTTTTTCGAATTGCTTGGCCAGCGACTTCCAGTCCATCCAGCCCAGCGGCGAATACAGCGCGTTGAGGTGGAAGCCCACCGTCTCGCCATCGCCTTCGGCATGGGCACGCCATTCGCCTTGGGCAAGCATTTCGCCCTTGTGGTATTCATCGATCAGCACATCGCAACCAGGACCTGCGCACTGGTAATGCACGACACTGAAGTCCTTCGAATAATGCAGTCGCTCCCACTCAAGGATTTGCATGTGCCCGCAGCTCGGGCACGGCACGTAGTAGTAACGCTGGTCGCTGCCCTCGAACAGGTCGGAGATCCGCGAGGCGCCCTTGATCGTCGGCGAGCTGGAGAAGTAGAACTTCGCATTGCGGCCGAAGGTACTGCCCCGCGTCTCCGCCAGCTCGATGGGGTCGCCCTCTTCACCGATGTCCACTTCCCAGCGATCGATCTCATCACCGTAAACGTAGCGCGCCGAAAGCTCCGACAGGTTGGCCGCCGAGCCAGCAGTGGTCACGTACAACGACCCGCCCTCGAATTCCTTGGTGTCCATGGTGTTGCGCGAATCCCGCGAACGGCTGGACGCCACACGCTCGCGCAGTACTGGCGTGGCCTTGATCGTCTTACCGATCCGCGAAGACACCCGCTTGGCCAGGCCGAGGCTCGGTAGCAGAGTCAGGATATTGGACGGCGCCATATGGATCAGACCGCCGATCCAGTTCAAGGCGATCTGCGTTTTCATCAGCTGCGACGCGACCATGGTGATCACGCGTTTGCAGGGATGAGCCGGCGACAGGCAGCGCATCGGCTCGCGGGCATAGGGCGTGCGGGACGTGCGGTACTGGCCGGGTTCAGCGGCACCGGTGTCACGCGGGATACGCATGTACTCGTCGGCCCACTCATCGACCCAGACGTCAGGGTCAGGATGCAGCCCACGAAAATACGCCTCCCGGTACACCTCAGCACCGTCAGGGATTTCCGTGGGCATGGGTTTAACTCGTGGTCAGGGCGTGTTCAAGATCCGCCGAGGACAAGCGTTCTGCATCCTCAAGCGAGCGACGGATAGCGGCCGTCAGGTGCTTTTCGATTTGCCAGGGATCGGTCATGACGGCGAGTTCCGGTGCCAGTTGCGGGGGCATGCCCAGCAGTTGGTCC